TCAACCGCTATGGCAGTTACACCTACGGTGAACCAGCCAAGGTTAATGAGGAATGATTTAAGTGACTTAAACATAATTACTCCTATGTTTAATTGTTAATGGCAGAGTTGCCAAAAATAAAGGAGAGCCACACATAAGTATGACTCTCCAAGGGTTAATGGTTTAAATCCGAGATGCTATAATGTCTAAACTATTTATATTAGATATTCTATTGATTATTATTAAGACATCTTGATCTGTTAGGTACTCAAATAGTCCATAATCATGAGGAGCACCAACTGTTGAAGCATATGCGTCAAAACTTGATAGTTCACTAAGTACTTCAGCTATTGCTTTAAGTAGAGGATCTGTAAAATATCTTGGAGCCACAAGTTTATCATCAGGTGTAGATGGATTCTGAATAACTAATATTTCATGTCTTTCATTTATATGATTTAATATCAAACTAATGCCAAGACCATTCTCGAAATACATCTTCTGGTTTCCTTTCCAGTAGGTATTTATACTCATGGGTTACTCCATGTTTAGTGTTAAATGGCATAGTTGCCAAAAATAAAGGAGAAAGATGGTAGGCTCTACTACAGTCGGCTTATAATCAATCTTGAAAAGAATGTGAGCGACTGTAGATTAGCCTAAAATAATGAAGAAAGTGGTAGGAGCTACCTACCATCATGGCACTTCGAAATAATCGGTATACCTTCAATTAACTATTTCTCGACACGATTTTACTTTCTTCAAAACTGGGGGATTTAACCCAGCACAAATAGAGGAGAAAGATCATTGTTGCTACTCGGTGGTGTAGAAGAAAAGAAAAGCCCTGACAAGCAGGGCTGATCTATTATAGTACTGATACTACCAATTGGACAGTAATGTGTGAGACTAATAGTATGAAACATACCCATGCTACTGCTATGAGTAAGTAAGATATTGTGTTTCTTATGTAGTTAATTAGCATAGTATACTCCTTTATATGTGGCTTAATTGCCAGAGATAGAGGAGATACATAGTAGCATGTAACAGATGTGATGTGTAAGGATTAGATAAAGGGTCGCACATGCGTGGATATATGTGCTCTGAGTGAGTGAGAGTAGCGAGTGAACACATTGAGTTAATTCAATTCAACTCAATTAACTGAACTCAACGTAGTTAAGCCAACCCAACCCGAATTAACGGGGGGTAGGTACTCTACGTTCCTCTCACACGCATTCTCGTTATAATTTCTAAAGGAGTGTTGGAACTATTCCAGCTTGTAGTGGTATTATAGAGTACTTAACTTAAAGTGTAACATGAAGACTAAAGCGAAGCGGAAATACGAGGTGTTTAATCTAGAAACTGGTGCTTGGGAGAAGCGTACAATGACAGAGAAGCAGTACAAGGAGTTTGTAAGTAAGCTAGATGCCAACACAGAGGAGCTTGATGCTGAATATAATATAATCAGCCGTATAGTAGCTCAAAATCTAGGTGTAGAGCCGCCTCCAAAAAAGAGTATGGATTAAAGTAGTACTATTATTATTATATAATAATAGAGTAGCTATATATAAATAGCTCTGCTACTTTAGAGTAGCTACACTTAAATCTTTTATGAAAATAAAACGCAGAATCAACGGAAAAACGGGTAAATACGACATATTTACAAAAGCTGAGGCAGCCAAGCGAGGGCTTGTTATAATATATTGGAAAGAGGCGTATGATGGCGATTGGGCATACACAGATGACGATTATGTATCCAAATGCTATGACCGCAGGGATTATACAGACAAGCATGGCAATACTAAGACATTTGTAAAGCTAACCTGCGGAGTGGGCTGGGTCAGCAGATTCTCCAAAATATTATTTGAGAGAAATCACAAATATGGAGTATATAGCAAGACCAACCCTAAGAGGAGATGGGATGAGGATGAATCTGGCACTACTAGGGCTAAGAATACTGTTGCATCTTACGCACATATGCTGCTTAGTTCTGGAAAGGTGGACTTTGATACTCTTGGGAAAATATATAGACCGGATCAACAGATCCCGGCAGCAACGGTACGCAGATTTCTAAAACAAAAGGTAGCAAAGCGTATGATAGAGAAAAAACTAAAGGAATTGCTAAAGGATAAGGGTGTAAATAAGGAGCTTGCAGTTGATAATGTACTCCGTGCCCTTCATATGGCAGAAAGTAAGGGTGATGTAAACAATTTTCTAAAGGCAAACGACTATTTAATGGACTTACTGGAGATGAAGCCTAGTAAGAAGATGATAACGGACACGATACAGGTGGATATGACTAAACAGATAGCCGATACTATAGCAAAAGAAGATAAACGTCTTACCCTGCAGCGTAAGAGCGAAGAACATGAAGCCCCTGAGTGAAGTTGAGAAACAATATAACGGTATTACGGAAGATAATCTCAGGGATCAGCAGTTACAGATAGCTGTAAGTGCATTTCATGTATTGGCAGTCATGCATAACGGCAATCCCGAGTATATGGCAAAGTTAGCCATAGATACACTCCGTGAGATGGAGGATCTGGGTTATTATTATGAACAGTATAGCGATGAATGTGATTAATGGAAGAAGATAAGTCATATATCAGGCGAAAGCTGAAAGATAATATGATCATGTTCGGCAAGGTGATTATGCCTAACATGTTTTCAGCTGGTTCCCCAGAGTTTCATTACCAGATAGCCGATGTCCTGATGGATGACGATATCAAGCAGGCAAATATCATTGCCCCACGTGGTCATGCTAAATCCTCTATTGTTGGAGGTGTATATCCCCTTTATCATATCATGAACCATAGTGGGGCAAAGCTTATTGTGTTAGTCTCCCGTACCCAAGATCATGCCATAAAGCTCCTTGGCACAATCAAGGACACCATAGAGTACAGTGATTCCTTCCGGCAGATCTACGGGTACTGGGGGCAGCACAGTGCAAGACAATGGGCTAAGAGCGAGATAGAGCTTAAAGACGGTTCTATGATTATCTGCAAGGGTACGGGACAGCAGTTGCGTGGCATTAAGGTTGGTTCACAGCGTCCCACTCTGATTATAGTTGATGACCCTGAAGATGAGAACAACACCAAGACAGCCGAGGCTATGGAGCAGAATCTTAGATGGCTACTGCAGAGTGCTGTACCATCTTTGGATCCTCAGAAGGGTAAGATATGTGTCATTGGCACTCCACAGCACCAGAGATGCATGGTAGAGGTATTAAAGGATATGAAGGGGTGGAAGAATATGCATTTCAGCCCTGATCTGGATGGCAACAAAGCTCTATGGGAGGAATGGCAGCCAATATCGAAACTAAAGGAAAAGAAGGAAGAACTGGATTCCATAGGCAGAACTTCAGTCTTTTATAGGGAATATATGTGCTGGATCACTGGCGATGAGGACCAGTTGTTTAAACAGGAATATATTCAGCATCATGACTATAAGCTCAAGTTTGACAATAGCGATAAGCATTATTTAACAGATGGGGATAAAGAGTTCCCTGTCAATGTCTTCATGGGGGTTGACCCTGCTTCTTCGGTACGCAAGACGGCAGATTACTCTGTAATCATGCCTGTTGCAGTAGACGAAAACAATAACAGGTATATTCTCCAGTATTACCGCCAAAGGGCAACTCCCATGCAGCTTGCTGAAAACATTATAGAATATTTCAAACTATTTAAGCCTGTAAAGGTCAGGGTAGAGAGTGTAGGCTATCAGGAGATGCTTAGAGAATACCTGCGGCAGCGATGCGATGAAGAAAAGATCTTCATATCGGGCTTAGAGATAAAAGAGAGTCCAAGAACAAGTAAATCATCAAGGCTTGAGACTATGCAGCCTTATTTTGCACAGAAGAAGATGTTCATCCAAAATGATCTGCCAGAGATGGTTGATGAGCTTTTACTTTATCCTAGGGGTAAGCATGATGACCTTTTAGACGGGTTGTTCTATGCTATGAAGAAATGTTATACTCCTAATCACAAAACTATTGCAAAAGAAAGAAAAATTAATTATACTTACAGGGAAGATCAGGATATAAGCTGGAAGATAGCTTAATTTAGGAACTTTTACTTAAAGTAAGAGTTTAAGTACTGATTAATTAGTCAATCAACCCTTTCCACATACTTTGCAAGGTAATCAGACTAAAACAGAAGAAGTACAGCTAACCCATGATTTGCTTTCAGACTATTCGTCTGCAAGGCAGAACTGGATAAAGCAGGCAGTTGAGGACAATGAGTTCCGCAACGGCAAGCAATGGACAGATGATCAAGTATCAGCTCTCAGGAAGAGAGCACAAGAGCCATTGGTTGTTAATGTAGTATATAGTGCAGTTGAGCAGGCAAAGGCTATGCTCACATCCAATAGTCCAAAATTTCAGTCCACAGCGAGAGAGAATAGCGATGCTAAAGTCGGTAGGATGTTCTCTGACCTGATGGCTTACATCTGGGATCACTCTAATGGCAATGTTGAATTAAAGCAGGCTATTGATGATTATTATGTGAAGGGTATGGGCGTTATGATGGCACATATTGACCCAGATGCTGATTTTGGGGCTGGGGAAGTTAAGTTAAAATCTATTGACCCTCTGGAATTGTATATAGACCCCAGCTCCAAAGATCCTTTTGCCAGAGATGCTGCACATATCATTGTAGGCAAGATAATATCCCAGACACAGCTTATAGAAACATATCCTGAGTTTGAAGAGCATATACGTGAAGCAACAGAAACGAATTATATCAATATAGCATCAGAGTCACGCTATAGCCTTAAGAGTGAAGATGTTACCTTAAAAAGGCGTATAAGCGGGACCACTATTACTGATGAGCGTGAGTTAGAGCTGTTTGAACGCTATAGTAAAATCAAACGTCCTTACTATAAGATATATGATCCGTTAAGTGATGAGCAGAAGGTTTTAAACGAAGCAGACTTTGAAGAATATAAGAAAGAGCCTATTGTCTTGATAACCAATGCAGGTGAGCAGACTGTCTTTACGGACAAAAGCAATGTAGGCACTTACATGGAGATTCAAAAAGAATTTGGTGATACATATCATTTAATGCTAGATCCAATGAGTGGTCAGCCTGTTCCTATGGCAGGTGAAGAGCATGAAGGCTCTATTCCCGGCAGTACTACTACCATTGATGTCTTAACCAAGGCTGACCTTATAGAAGATGGCGGTATCATGGTAAACGAGATAGAAATTACTCAGATACAGCAATGTGTCAGCGTGGGTGATATACAGTTGTTTATGGTGGACCTGCCAATCGAAGATTACCCTGTTGTACCGTTTATGAATGGTTTTAACCGCAATCCTTATCCAATGAGCGATGTAAGGCTGGTAAAAGGCTTACAGGAATATATTAATAAGATCAGATCCCTGATCGTAGCTCATGCATCCAGTTCCACCAATGTTAAGCTTCTTATACCACGTGGCAGTATGGATAAACAGCATTTAGAAGAAGAATGGGGAAAAGCAGGTACAGCAGTAATAGAATTTGACCCAGAATTGGGGCAGCCGATTGTAGCAGGTCCAGTGCCCTTACCTAACGAGCTATACAAGAATGAGGCTGATGCACGAGCCGATATCGAAAGAATCCTCGGTATATATGCTATGATGCAGGGAGATGTCGGCAGTGCACCCCAGACATTCAAGGGAACGGTTGCTTTAGACGAATATGGTCAGAGAAGGATTAAATCCAAGCGTGATGATATAGAAGAGTGTATAAACCAGCTTGCCAAGGTTGTAGTCCAGTTGATACAGTTTGTATATACAGATGAGAAGGTATTCAGGCTAATGCAGCCGAATAACAGACCATTAGAGATGCAAGTCAACAGCCCTCTATACGATGATGTTGGTAATCTTATTGGCAAGATAAATGATATCACTATTGGCAAATATGACTTAATTGTACTGTCAGGCTCTACTCTTCCATCTAATCGCTGGGCAAGATTTGAGTACTATATGCAGTTATACGAAAAGGGTCTTATTGATCAGATTGAGGTGCTTAAGCAGACTGATGTTGCAGATATGGAGGGTGTGTTAGAGAGAGCGGGACAAATGCAGCAAATGCAACAGCAGATGCAGGCACAGGGTGAAGAGATTAAGAAACTTAAAGGAGATCTGCAGACAGCACAAAGAGAGTCCTTACATGATAGAAAGCGTGTAGAAGTAAAAGAATTTGAAAAGAAACTGGCTAAAGCAGAGGCTAAGGTTGAAATGGCAACTAAGCTTTACCAGACACGCCTTGCAGATGAGTTAAAGGTTGCTAAAGAAGATATAGAGGACTTTGATGAACGCAGGAATACGCAGCGTTCAATGAATGAAGAAATGCTGAGGCTGGAAGAGTAATGGCATACGAATGATAAAAGGTGCATTAGTTGGAATAGGTGCTGGCATGGGAGCAATGGCTCTTTTTAATGAAGGCAAAGGAGAAACATTTACTTCTTATCCCGAACAAAGTAGATATCAACAATTTAAAGAAGATTCGTTACGTGCAGAAAGATATGCAATTCATACACCACTATTGCAAAAAGACTCAGATGGAGATATCATGGGTTTTGCTCTTAAGAGATATGGAAAAGGGGATACTGGATACTCAATAGGCTCTTTAATGGTAGCTGCAGATAGAGATTTAATTAATTCTAATATGTCTGTTAAGGAAGTTAAAGCAATAATGGAAAGAGAAGGTTTATCTCCCTATGGTTTTAAAGTAGACGAAGGAATGCTTTCTGAAGTGTTTAACCCCTATACAAAAGATTTACCACAAGGCGATACTATAATGCCAAAACATTTTGATCCAACACATGATTATCTTGGCAGAGAAAGAAACCCTAAAGGAGCTTGGGAAGGGTAATGGCTAAGAAAAAGATTTATATCAAGCCTAGTAAAAGAGGCAGTCTCAGAAAAGCTACAGGCACTAAAAAAGGTAAGAACATAGCAGCCAGTAAGCTTAA